CACCGGACTGACGCGCACCGTCGCGATCGCCAGCACCGCCGACCTGATCGGCAAGAGCACCGCGACTATCTGGCAGTGGATCAGGCTCGTCGCCGGCGCCGATCGGTCCGATTGGCTGCCGCTGCTGGCGCCATGCTGGACGGGCGGCGGCAAGACGGCCGAGGTCCATCCGGACGTCTGGCGGTTCTTCGAATCCGATTATCTTCGGGCCGAGCCCGTCACCATCGCCGCGGCCTATCGCGCAACCAAGAAATTCGCCGAGAAGAACGGCCTTCCGATGCCGCAGGAACGGACCCTGCGCCGCAAGGCGGAGCGGGACATCGATCCGCGCCTGCTGCTCGCCAAGCGTAAGGGACCCGATGCCGTGAAGGCGCTGGTGCCGCCGGTGCCACGCTCCGTCGCCGCGATGCACGCGCTGCAGGCGGTCAATATCGACGGCCATCGCTGGGATATCCGGTGCCGGTGGCCGAACGGCCGCATCGGCCGCCCGATGATGGTGGCGGTGCAGGACGTCTATTCGCGCAAGATCCTCGCCTGGCGCATCGACGAGGAGGAAACCGCGCTCTCGACCCGGCTGGTCTATGCCGACCTGGTCGCGACCTATGGCATCCCGTCGTTCGCCTTCCACGACAACAGCCGCGCCTTCTCGTCGAAGCTGATCACCGGCGGGCGGAAAACCAACCGCCACCGCTACAAGGACCTGGACAAGGACCCTGCCGGCATCCTGACGGCCCTGGGCGTGAAGGTGATCTTCACCACCCCGTATCACGGCCAGGCGAAGCCGATCGAGCGCGCCTTCCGCGATCTGGAAGGCTCGATCGGCGTCGATCCGGAGCTCGCCGGCTTCCACACCGGCAACAGCCCGGCGAACAAGCCGCATAACTTCGACGAGACCAAGGCGATCGCTATCGAGCGGTTCCGCGAGATCGTGGCGGCCGGCATCGCCGAACACAATGCGCGGCAGGGGCGCAACACCGAAGCCGCGCGCGGGCGCAGCTTCGACGATGCGTTCAACGAGAGCTATGCCGCCTCCACGATCAAGAAGGCGACCGAGATGCAGGCGCGCATGGCGCTGCTCGCTATCGAGAATCGCCCGACCGATCGTAACAACGGCTCGATCCGGCTGCATGGCCATGTCTATTGGTGCGAGGAGCTGAACCTCCACCTGGGCGAGCGGCTGACCGTCCGCTTCGATCCGGACAATCTCCGCCTGCCGATCCATGTCTATGACGCGGAGGATCGTTTCCTTTGCTCGGCGCCGGTGATCGAGGCGGCGCCGTTCCTCGACGTCGCGACGCTCAAGCGCCAGCAGAAGCTGCGCAAGGACGTGCGGAAAACGGCCCGCGAGCTCGAAGAGAAAGCGGACCTGCAGCATGCCGAGGAGCTGGCCGCCGCTCTCGCCGCCAGTTCGGCGCCCGTTCCCGCGCCGGTGCCGCAGCCCGGCGCCGTCCGGATGGTGGTGCACGGCAACACCGCGCTCAAACCTGTCCCTAATCGCCCGCTGAGACCCCGCTCGGAAGCCGCTCAGGCGGCCTCGCTCGACCGCATGGCGGCCGGGATGGCGCGGCTGCGCGCGGTGAAGTGATGCGCGCCCGGCGCTTTCCGGGCTGATGGAGACTGAAGATGCAGCGTTTTCTGGCGATCTACGTGAACCAGCACGGGCAACCGGCGGCCACGATGCTCAAGCCTGGTGCTGATGGGCAGTTGCCCTTCGGCGTCGATGAATTTCGCCTCGGGCTTCCCGACTATGACGGCGAGCCGGTGACCTTGATCGAGATGCCGGTGGATGAAGACTTCCGGCCAACGATCGTCGACGTCGAGACCGACTGCGAGCTCGCGCTCGGTTTCGTCGACCTGCCGGCTGAGCTCCCCGAACCCGACGACGAATGAAGAACCAAGGCCGCGCGCGAGCTGGAACCTCGCGCGCGGCCGGCTCCGGCGCCGGTTGGCGCCCTCTCAGCAGAGGTACTTTAGAACATGAACAACCCAGAGGATATGCCGGTCGACATCAACGAGATGCGCGATTGGCTGAAGGAGCGTCAGGCCTCCGGCTACAGCTGGAGCGCGATGGCCAAGGAGAGCGGGATTCCGTCTTCCACGCTGTCGCTGTTCGCCGGAGGCTCCTACACCGGCAACAAGGACAACATCGCCAAGCGCATCTTCCAGTACCGCCAGAAGGTGGAGATGCAGCAGGACCGCTCAACGCAGGTCCTGCAGGAGGCGCGATTCATCGACCTGCCTTCCGCTCGCCGCGTCCAGTTCCTGCTCGAATGGGCACATATGGGCCGCATCACGGTTGCGGCGATGGGTCCGGGCACCTGCAAGTCCATGACGGCCGAGCATTACAAGGCGAGCCTGGGCGCCACCGTCTGGCTCGCCGAGATGCGCCAGACGACCAGCTCGGTCACCGCCATGATGGCCGAGGTCATGAAGGCGATGGGGCTCACCAGCAGCAGCGGCTGGCGCCAGCAGCGCTCCGCCCAGATCATCGACTTCGTGCGCCATAAGCGCGGCCTGCTGATCATCGACGAAGCCAATCATCTCGGCTGGGATGCCCTGGAAGAGATCCGCGGCTGGCATGACGCCGCCGGGCTGGGCGTGGCGCTGCTCGGCAATGACGAGCTGATGCTCCGCATCCGGGGCGGCGCGCATCGTCACCAGTACGCCCGGCTCAACAGCCGCATCGCCAAGATGCACGTTCAGGATGTGCCGCTCGAAGCCGATGTCGCCGGCTGGTGCGACGCGATGGATATCGTCGAACCCGCCATCCGCAAACTGCTGACCGAGATCGCTGTGTCGCCCGGTCACGGCGGGCTGCGCGAAGTCAAGCAGATCCTGGAAGCGGCGCACATGCTCGCGATCGGCGAGGAGGCCGATCTCGATCTGCGCCACTTCCGCGAGGCCGCGGATACTCGCACCACCGTGCAGCGGAGGCAGGCATGAGCGCGCCCCGCGAATCTCGGTCGTTCAACTGGTACGGCCTGGCCATGGTCTTCGCCACCGGCGCGCTGGCGCTCGGCGGCTTGGCCGATATCGCGGTGCTCGCCGCCAAGATCCTCGCGCGGGTGCTGCCATGACCGCCCGCGTCCGTGCCGTGATCATTGAGGGCGAAGCCACGCCCGAGGTGACCGCCGCGATCCGCGAGGCGATCGATTCGCCGGAGCTGGAGGTGATCTATCGGGCGCCGTCCGTGGCGGAGATCGTGGCCCAGGCCGCGATCGAGACGGGCATCAAGCCTGCCGCGATCCTCGGCGGCGGCCGGACCAATGACGTGGTGCTGGCGCGCTTCGCCGTCTGCTGGGTCTCGCGCCGTTTCGGCAACCGTTCGAGCTCCCAGATCGGGCGCGCCCTCGGCGGTCGCAACCACGCGACCATCATCAGCGCGATCCGCCGGGCCGAGGGCCTGCGGCTGCGCGATCGCGAGTTCGAGGCGCTCACCGATCGCCTGCTCGCCCATTTCGAGAATGGAGGCCTGCAATGAACCAGTTCGCCCGCATGGCGAAATTCCAGCATGCCGTCGATCGGCCAGGCCGGCCCTCTCGCGCCACGTCGCCGGGCCATCGGCTGCTCCTCGCCAAGGTCCATCTCGCCGCCAAGGAGCTCGGCCTCGCCGACGACGACTATCGCGGGATTCTGTTCGACGAGACCGGCAAGCGCAGCGCCAAGGACTGTACCACCGCCGAACTCGTGCGCGTGGTCGAGCGGTTCAAGGCGCGCGGCTGGGCGCAGAAGCCGCCCAAGGCGCCGCGCCCTGCCGACCATGCCGCCGCGATGAAGGCGCGGGCGATGTGGGTCTCGCTCCATCATCTGTGCGCGATCGACAACCCGTCCGACCAGGCGCTCGAAGCCTTCGCCAAGCGGCAGCTCAAGTGCGAGCGCATGCAGTGGGCGAATCAGGGTCTGATGTATCGCCTGATCGAGGCGCTGAAGGCGATCGCCGAGCGCCACGGCTGGAGCCAGGACATGGCCGGCGTAAGGCCGGAGGCGGTGCCGCTGGTGCTGCGGCGCGGCCTGGTCGAGGCGATCCTGCAGAAGCTGCGCGACTGTGCCTTCATCCCCGCCGATTGGGATTTCGAGCGGGTCGCGCACGAGTTCGCCGGCATGCGGCTGAGCCTGATCCTCGCCACCGCAAGCGAGCTCGACGTGATCGCGCGCGTGCTGGGCGACCAGCTGCGCGAGGCGCGCGGATCCGCGCCGGAGATGGTGCGATGATGGCCGCGCTGGATCTGCGCCGCCGCGGCTATGTGCCGCTCTATACGCCCGGCTCGGCCTGCCCGGGATGCGGCCGCTCGCACTGGCACATCGGGCGCCAGGTGGCCGAGTGCGCCTGGTGCGGGACCGCGCTCCCCATGGTGCGCGAGAAGGGCGGGCGATCATGATCCGCGTCTCCGATCACGCCCTGCTGCGCTTCCTGGAGCGCGTCGGCGGCATGGACGTCGAAGGCCTGCGCGAGCAGCTGGAAGCCAGCTTCGAGCGCGCGAGCTCGGCCGCCCAGACGCTGGGCGTGACGAACTATGCAATCACGGTCGATGGCCACACCTATCTCGTGCGCGGCGCGGTCGTCGCGACCGTGCTGTCGGCCGGGCTGGATTCGCGCAGCCATTACCATTCGCTGGATCCCGCGAAGGCCTGACGATGCGCGAGCTGCTCCTCGACGACCTGAAAGCGCTGCTCGGCGATGCCGGGTTCATCGCGCTTGTCCAGGCGTTCGGAGGGACGCGCCTCTATGTGCCAGAAAAACCGCAGCCCGACTCCGAACTGGTGACCGCGATCGGTGAGGAGGCGGCCCGCCGACTGACCCGGCGCTATGCTCCGGACGTCCTGCGCGTGCCACTTGCGCGCGAGGAGCTCGCGATCCATTACCGTGCGGCCGGGCTCAGCAACCGTGACATCGCCAGGAAGCTCCGAATCACGGAGACCGGCGTGAACAAGCTGTTCCGTCGCCGCCCGGACACGCCCGTCAAGGGCGCCGCCCAGCTCCCCCTTTTCGACTGAAGGCCGCCTAGGCGGTCATATCGCCCGCTTTCGGGCTCCCCCACTGTCGATCCATCGGGAGCGGCGGTGGCAGCAGGTTTATCTTGAGCCGCTCGCTCCCACTCTTTTGGGGCGAGCATCGTGATCACCATCGATATCGAGCGGATGCAGGGGCGCCTCGGCGTCAAGCAGGATGGCGTGGCCGGACCGGTCACGTTCGCCGCGCTGTTCGGTGCGATGGGTGCATCCGGCGCGATGGCGGCCGAGCTGGGGCTTGCCGCGGCGGTCCATGTGCCGGCCTATGGCATCTTCGAAACCGGCCTCCGCCTGGCACATTTCATGACGCAGACCGCGCATGAGAGCGACAGTTTCCGCACCATGGAGGAATATGCCTCCGGTGCCGCCTATGAGGGGCGCGCGGATATCGGTAACGTCCAGGCCGGCGACGGCGTCCGCTACAAGGGGCGCGGCCCGCTGCAGCTGACCGGGCGCGCGAACTATCGTGCCTTCGGCCGCGCGCTCGGCATCGATTTCGAGAGCCATCCGGAGATCGTGGCGCTGCCGTCGATCGGCCTGCTCGTCGCCTGCAAATACTGGGCGGACAAGGGGCTGAACGCCTGGGCCGATGCCGACGACATCGTCAATGCCACTCGCCGGATCAACGGGGGGCTGAACGGGCTGGACGATCGCAAGCGACAGCTGGTCGTGGCGAAGGGGCTGATCCTGTGATCAAGCTCCTGAAGGACCTGCTCTACGGCGGCCGCAACGAGTATCTCGATATCGTGCGCGTGCTCGCCTTCCTGGGCGGGCTCGTGTTCCTGGTGCTCGTCTGCCTGAAGTTCGCCGGGGTCGGCAGCTTCGACGAGGCGGCGTTCGGCATGGGCTGGGCGACCGTGCTCGGCGCCACTGTCGCCGCGATCTATGCGCGCAGCCACACCGACCGCGTCCAGCGCCAGGATGCCGCAGCCGCCCGGGAGACGCCGTGATGCCGATCATCACCGTCATTACCGGCTGGCTGGTGCGCGCCAGCGTCTCGGAGCGGGTCGCGCCGCTCCTCGCCTGGGCGATCGCCGCGATCGCGGCCGTCGCTTTGGTGCTGGGCGGCTGGGCGCTGCTCAAGTCCAGCATCATCAACGCGCATGACGACAAGGTCGCCGGCCAGCAGGCGCAGGCCCAGCTGGAGCGTGAGCACCAGGCCGACGCATCCGCCCTCAATCTCCAGCAGCGTGACCAGCTCGTCCAGGACGAGCTCCAGGAGGCTATCGACAATGCAGTCCAATCCCATCCGGCGGAGGCGCGCGCCTCTGCTGGCCCTGCTACCAGCGCTGCTCTTGACCAGCTGCGGCGACAGGCCGGATCCGCTGGCGGCCGGTAGCCGGCCGGCCCGGGAGCGCGTGACGCCCGTCGCGGCGCCCGCCGTGCCGCCGGCCACCACGCCCTGCAGCTGGGATGCGTCCCAGCTCTGCAACAGCGATGCGGAGACCGGCGGCGTTGTCGCCGGCCTTGTCGATGCGCTGGCCGAGGCCAACCGCAAGCTGTGCTGGCTGGGCGTGTGGTTCGGTTATCCGGAGTGCCGGCCGTGACGGCGGCGCTAGCCCTCGATATCGTGCGCCGTGATCTCGACGACGCCGTCGGCGCCGGCCGGCGTCATCGCCGCCAGTTCGGCGATCAGGTCAAGGTTCGCCGAAATCACCGCTTCGGGCGGCTGCGTATCGTCGCTCGCCATCAGGCGCAGCGCGCTCGCCTTCAGCCGCACGCGGATCATGCCGGCCTTGCCGGAGATCGCCAGCTCATGATCGGTGAACCGCATCGTTCGATGATGGGCGGCTCGATCGCGCACGACAAGGGGCGGTATCGGTGAGTCCCGCTCCTACCACACTCGCCGATATCATGGCCGTGTTCGAAGGATCGGACGGCGACGCCACCAGGGCGCTCTTCGACCAGCTGGAGAAGCTTGGGCCCGCCGGTGTCGTCGCGCTCAACCTGTTCCGCGCCTGCAAGAACAGCGCGCGGGCCAAGGTCTATCGCGGCGGGCAGCGCGGGCGCGGCTCGTACAGATCGATGGCCTATGACAGGAAGGCCTGGGCGATTGATAATCTGGCCGACGTGCTAGGCAAGCATGCCGCGGCGCTCGGCATCGCCTGGGGTTGGGGCCTGGACCCCAACCAGGAGTTTCACCGCCACGTCCTCTATGTCGACGCGCCCACCGGCCAGGTGAGCTTCCACACCGCGCCGCGCGGCGCCGGCCCCGACTATGTCGGCGGCTGGGACGGCGCGCGCGGCACCGGGGCACAGCGGATCTGCGGCTGGATCGCGCAGCTGCTGCAGGCGGTGCCGGCGTGAACCAGGACGGCATGATCGAGCTCGCGGAGGCGCGGGTCGCGCGTGAGGTGGACGTCGGCGTCGCCGGCATTCGGGGCGAGCTGGCGGCGCCGGGCACGATCGAGTGCTTCGACTGCGGGGCGGAGATCAGCGCGGCTCGGCGCCGGGCGCTGCCGTCCGCGATCCGGTGCCTGGACTGCCAGGAGAGTTTCGAAAGGGGGCGTAAGTGAAATTGGAATTGGTGATCCCGGTGCTGACCGCGATCGCGCTGCTGACCAGCATCGCCAACACGATCTGGCTGTGGCTTTCGAAGGGCGGCGCGCGCCAGGCGGCCGAACTCGACAAACACACCAGCAAGCTGACCGAACACGACCGGCGCATCCAGGCGGTCGAGGGCGAGCTCAAGCATGTGCCGAGCAAGGAGGATATTTCGGAGCTGCGCCTGGAAGTAGCGCGCATGGCCGGAAAGCAGGACGCCTCCAATGCTGAGCTCGAAAGCGTCGCTCGCACCGTTCGCCGCATCGAGGATCATCTGCTGGGGGAGAAATCGTGAGCTACAAGGACAAGATCGTCACCGATGCGCGGTTCGTCATCCTGCGCGAGCTCACACTGCAGGTCGACGGCCGGCTCAACGAGCTGTCGCTGGTCCGCGTCCTCGATGCCTGGGGCATCGACCGCACACGCGAATGGGTGCGCACCCAGCTCAACGCGCTGGCGGAGCTCGGCGCGGTCGAACTCGTCCAGTCCGACCCGATCGCGGTCGCCAAGATCACGACGCTCGGTCGCAACCATGTCGCGGAGCGCGCCGTGATCGACGGCGTCACGCGTCCGTTCGAGGTGGACTGAGCCGTGGCTGAGGATCGCCGCGCCGGCCGCGGCCGTCTCTCCTCGATCGACCAGCTGCCCGAAGAGGCGGAGCCCGACCTGATCTGGGTCCGGTCCGAGCTGGCTGAGCGCACGCGGCCGCAGACGGAGATCCTCGCCGACTTCAATGACCGCCTGGCCGCCAAGGGTATCGAGCCCGTCAGCAAGTCGGCGTTCAACCGCTGGTCGGTCCGGATCGCGCTTCAGCTGCGCAAGCTGGACGAGGTGCACATCATCTCGCGTGAGGTGGCTTCGCGCCTGCAGGCTGACGCAACCGACGATGTCACGGTCCTGATCTCCGAGATGATCAAGGCGCAGATATACGAGCATCTCGAAGAGAAACGCGATCCGCTGACGATCAACCGCCTGGCGGCATCACTCGACCGGATCACCAAGGCCCAGGCCAGCTCGGCCGAGGTGCGCCGCAAGCATCAGGATGCCCGCGATCGCGCGCTCAAGGCCATCGACGACGCCAGCGAGGAACTTGCCGGCAACACCGAGGCGGCCAGCTCGCAGGAGGTGCTGCGGCGCATTCGCGAGGATGTCTATGGGATCTTCACGCAATGAGGGTCGCGCTCGGCCTGGATGATTTCACGGATACCGTCTCCGTCGAATTCGAGTGCGACAACGCTACGGAGGCCGAGAAGCTGCTTGGCGCGCTCGTCCGTATGGTCGAGCGCGGCCATATAGATTTGCGCATGGCGGACAGTGATGGCGAGCCGCCCAAGCTGAGCACGGTGCAATGAGCCGCGGCTGGTCCAAGCATGCGCTCGTCCGCGAAATGGCGGCGGATGTGCTGCACGAGTTGATGCCCGTCGCCCCTGCGGGCGAGGCGCCCGTGGAGCTAACCGGCTGGCGCGATCACAGCGGCGCGCTGCGGCGAGCCGTCGCGGTCTACGCGAACGGGTGGCGGATCGATATTCGCCTATCGCCCAGGGGCGAAGTCACCAGCACCAAAGCGACGATCCGCTTGGTCGCGAGAGGCGGTCAAGGATGATCGCCGGTCCCGCCGTCCCGCTCTATCCCTATCAGCAGCGCTGGTTCCTCGATCGAAGCCGGTTCAAGGCCGGCATGTTCGCGCGCCAGACGGGCAAGACCTTCACCACCACGCTGGAGATCGTCGATCGGTGCGTCGAGGCGGCGGCCGAAGCGCGGCGCGATCCCTGGGTCATCCTTTCGCGCGGCGAGCGCCAGGCGGCCGAGGCGATGAACGAGGGCATCAAGCTCCATGCCAAGGCCTATGCGCTGGGGTTCGAAGCGGCCGAGTTCGATTGGAAGAGCCCGGACGGGTTCAGCTATCGCGCGCTCGAAGTCGTCTTTCCCCATGGCGGCAAGGTCACCGCCTTGCCAGCGAACCCAGACACCGCGCGCGGCTTCTCGCGCAACGTCTTCCTGGACGAGTTCGCGATCCACAAGGACAGCCGCGAGATCTGGGGCGCGTTGTTCCCGGTGATCTCGAAAGGCTGGGACCTGCGCGTCACCTCGACGCCGAAGGGCAAGGTCAACAAGTTCTACGAGATCATGACGGCCAACGATGTGACCTGGTCGCGGCACATCGTCGACATCCACCAGGCCGTGGCCGATGGCCTGCCGCGCGATATCGAGCAGCTGCGCGCCGGCATGGCCGACGAGGATCTCTGGTCGCAGGAATTCGAGCTGCAATGGCTCGACGAGGCGAGCGCCTGGCTGTCCTATGACCTGATCATGTCGGTGGAGGATCCCGGCGCCGGCGATCCCGCCGGCTATCAGGGCAACCCGTGCTTCGTCGGTCGCGACATCGGCCGGCGCAATGACCTGCACGTCATCTGGGTGTGGGAGCAGATCGGGGACGTGCTGTGGGAGCGCGAGCGCATCGAGCAGAAGCGCGCGACCTTCGCCGACATGGACGCAGCGTTCGATGATGTGATGACGCGCTACCGCGTGGCCCGGGCGTGCGTGGACCAAACGGGCATGGGCGAGAAGGTCGTCGAGGATGCGCAGCGCCGATATGGGTCGCGGGTCGAGGGCGTACTGTTCACCGGGCCCAGCAAGTTGATCATGGCGACGCGCGGCAAGGAGCGGTTCGAAGCGCGCACCGTCCGGATCTCGGAAGGCGATGCGCCGCTCCGATCGGATCTGCACAAGCTGCGCAAGGTCGCCTCGGCTACCGGAGCGCCGCGGTTCGTGGCGGAGCGCGACGACGATCACGCGGACCGCACCTGGGCGGCCTTCCTCGGGATCCACGCGGCCGACGAGGCGATCCCGGCCTATGGCTATACGCCGGTGCGGCAAGGCGGCGACGGCGACGGCCATGTCTCGCCGCTGGTCGACGGCGCCGGCGGCGCGCACGACTGGTATCGCCCGCCGCTCGGGCGTGGATTTGGGGGCTTCGTATGAACCGCCCCGTAAACGGCCCAGGAAGGCCAAGGAGCGCTTTGCGGCCCCTCGGGTCCTCCGCGCGCCGCACCTGCCTTCTTAGTGGGTTCTTAGCGGCCGGAATCGCGCAATCGGATCGAAGGGGTCGAGGACAATGACGGGGTTGGTGGATCAGTATGGCCGGCCGATCCGGAAAGAGGCGCTGACCCGCGAGATCGCGGTGCCGACCCTCGCCGGCCTGCGCTCGCCGATCGCGGGCTATCCCGGCGACGGGCTGGAGCCGCGCCGGCTGGCTGCGATCCTGCGCGCCGCCGATCATGGCGATCCGCTGCGCTATTACGAGCTGGCCGAGCAGATCGAGGAGCGTGACCTGCACTATGCGGGCGTGCTCGGCACCCGGAAGCGATCGGTGGCGCAGATCGACATCACCGTCGAGGCGGCGAGCGATTCCGCCAAGGACGTCGAGATCGCTGACATGGTGCGCGAATGGCTCACGCGCGACGAGCTCGCCGACGAGATGTTCGATATTCTCGATGCGATTGGAAAGGGCATCAGCCACACCGAGATCATCTGGGACACGAGCGCGGGACAGTGGCGGCCTGCGCGGCTCGAATGGCGCGATCCGCGCTGGTTCACCGTCGACCGAAACGACCTGCGCACTCCGATGCTGCGCGGCGGCGAGAGCGGCAACGGTGAGGATGCTCCGCTCGAACCGTTCAAGTTCATCTGCCTGACGATGAAGGCGAAGTCGGGCCTACCGATCCGCTCGGGGATCGCGCGGCTCGCGACCTGGAACTGGATGTTCAAGGCGTTCACGCAGCGCGACTGGGCGATCTTCACCCAGACCTTCGGCCAGCCCGTGCGCGTCGGCAAGTTTCACTCGGGCGCCAGCGCCGAGGACAAAAAGACGCTCTACCAGGCCGTCGCCAATATCGCCGGGGACTGCGCAGCCATTATCCCCCAGGAGATGCTGATCGAGTTCATTGAGAGCGGCAACGTCGGCCAGGGCGCGGACCTGTTCGAGAAACGGGCGGACTGGCTCGACCGCCAGATCTCCAAGGCGGTGCTCGGCCAGACGGGCACCACCGACATGAAGTCGGGCGGTCTGGGGGACGGGGGCAACGACGTGCATGACCGCGTCGCCGGCGATATCGAGACCGCCGATTGCAAGGCGGTCGGCGCGGCGCTCAACCGCGACCTAGTGCGGGCCTGGGTGGATCTCGAACATGGGCCGCAGGAAAAATACCCACGGCTCAGCATCGCGCGGCCGAAGAAGGAAGATCTGCAGCTGCTCACCAACTCGCTGGCGCAGCTCGTGCCGCTAGGGCTGCGCGTGCAGGCGAGCGAGATCCGCGACAAGTTCGGCCTCGCCGATCCGGACGAAGGCGCCGAGCTGCTCGCGCCTCGCGCGGCGGCGTCCATCGTGCCGAGCGCCTCGACGGCTCTCGCGCTGCAGGCACAGCGGCCGGCGCCGACGCCCGCGCCCTTTCCCGGCGATGCGGTCGGCGATCGGATCACGGCGGATATCGCGCCCGACATGGAGCAGCTGCTGGGCGAGATCGAGGCGATGCTCGGCGCCGCGCAGGATCTCGACGAGTTCAAGACGATGCTGCTCGCGGCCTATCCCAAGCTCGACATGGGCGCGATCGCAGACAAGGTGGCCCAGGGGCTGATCACGGCGCACCTCGCCGGCCGCGCCGACGTCGAGGACGAAAGTGCCTGATCATCCCAGCGCCGTGTCCGGCGTCTTTCGCCGGCCGTACAGCTACCAGGTCGCCTTCTTCCGCCGGAAGCTCGGCAACCTGGTGCCGACCCAGCGCTGGGACGATCTGCGGCGCGAGCAGCACGACACCGCCTTCATGGTTGCCGGCGCTCAGAAGGCGGACCTGCTCACGGATCTCGCCGCGGCCGTCGATCGCGGCGTGTCCGAGGGCAAGAGCCTGGATGCATTCCGCAAGGACTTCCGCGCGATCGTTGAGCGTCACGGGTGGCATGGCTGGACCGGCGAGGACACCAAGGGCGGTCGCGCCTGGCGCACGCGCACGATCTACCGGACCAACGCGTCGACCAGCTATTCGGCCGGGCGCTACGCCCAGCTCGTCGAGGGCAACTTCCCGCTGTGGGTCTATTTCCATGGCAATTCGAAGGAGCCGCGCCAGGAGCATCTCGATTGGAACGGCCTGGCGCTGCCCCCCGACCATGTCTTTTGGATCACGCGCTATCCCCCCTCGGCATGGGGCTGCAGCTGTTATGTGGTGGGAGCCCGGAGCGCTCGCGGCGTCCGGCGCCTGGGCGGCGATCCGGACAAGAAGCTGCCCGATGGCTGGGACGCGATCGATCCGAAGACGGGCGCGCCGATCGGCGTGGGAAAGAACTGGGACTATGCGCCCGGCGCCGGCGTCGCTCCGCAGGTCGCCGCGATCGCGGAGAAGGTGCGGCATTGGGACTATCGGATCGGCAAAGCCTTCTTGGAGGAAGTGCCGCCGGCCCAGCGCGAAGCACTGGCGCGGAGCTATCGCTCGCTGCCCTCGGTTGCCGACGATGCGCGCCGCTACGCGCAGCGCGTCCTGGCGAACACCGGCGAGGTGGAGATTCAACCGAGCTGGACGCTCGGCCTGGTCGGCGATCGCGCCGGGGAGGTCGGCCGGATGGTCGGGACCGACGTCTCGATCTTCGACTTCTCGATCGACAGCTCGTCGGTGCTGCATATCGAGCGGCAGCACGGCAATCCAAGGTCAGAGGCACGGCGCGGGCAGCGTGCCGTTACCGCGGCCGACTATGCCCTGCTGCCGCAGATCCTCAATGCGCCCGACGCGGTGATCGACAGCGGCAAGCTTGGAAGCGCCGCCGGCGCCGGGACCGTCACCTATGAGAAGCGGATCAATGGCGAACTCTATCACGCCGTCTTCGTGGTGCGAGGCCGCCAACGCAGCCTGGCGCTGCAGACATTCTACATCACGGCGGGGAAGGACGCGCCCTCGCGCTAACGTCCGAAACGCTTCGGGTTATGGGCCCAACACCACGATGCGCGCGTCCTGTCGAGTGAAATAGCAATGATCCGCATCGTCTTCAACAGCACCAACCTGGTCGAGCGGCTGCGCCAGGCGAGCGAGCGCCTGGCCGACATGAGCCCGGTCTATTCGGACATCGGCGAGTATCTGGTCAAATCGACCAAGGACCGTTTCGGTCGCAGTGAAGCTCCGGACGGCAGCAAATGGGCGCCGAAGCGGCCGGCGACGATCGAGCGTTATCGGCGCATGGGCGACGGCAAGCTGACCCGTCCGCTGATCGGGCCATCGCGGCGCCTTGGCAACGAGGTCGCGGCGATCCCCAGCCGTGACCAGGTCGAAGTCGGATCGTCGCTGGAATATTCCGGCGTGATGCAGGATGGCGCGGCCAAAGGCGCGTTCGGCACCAACAAGCGGGGCAGTCCGATCCCCTGGGGGACCATCCCCGCCCGCGTCTGGCTTGGCATCTCCGAAACCGACGAGCGCAATATACTGGACATCGTCGACGAGCATATCGGCGCGGGGCTGACGGACGGTTCAGAGGTCGCTTAGAGGCTTCTCAACGCCCGTTTGATTTCGCCTGCCGGCGGTGGCAGGTTCGCGGGGCGGCGAATCCACTGCCCATCGCTGGCCGCCTAGGCGGCCATGTTTTGCGCTCCGCCGGCCGTCCATCACGGTCGGCATGACCGGCTCCCACCCGACCACTATTTTCTGCGCCGCGATGCCGTTCGCCGATGATGATGGAATCCCCGAGTGGATCCATCTGGTCCCGGCCGGGATCGTCAACACCGCTGATGGCCGCGGGCCGTGGCGCGTCGAGGATGTTTCCGCGCTGATGGCCGCGTCGCTCAAGCCGGGCGGCAAGCTGGTGCTCGACGAAAATCATTCCACGGACCTGGCTGCGCCGAAGGGGGCCTCGGCGCCGGCGCGCGGCTGGATCGTCGAGCTCCAGTCGCGCGCCGATGGAATCTGGGGGCGGGTCGAGTGGACCCCCAAGGGCCGGGAGCTGATGGCCGACAAGGCCTATCGCGGCGTCTCCCCCGCCATTCGGGTGCGCGAGAAGAGCGGCGTCATCACCCGCATCGAGCGCGCCAGTCTCACCAACCTGCCCAATCTCGTCGGGCTGGTTTCGCTGCACCACCAGGAGGATTCCGATATGGGCTTGAAGGAAGGGCTGATCGAGGCGCTGAGCCTCGACGGCGGGGCCGACGACGATACGATCGTCAAGGCCGTGAAGGAAGCGATCGGCGCCGGCGCCGTCCAGCTGCAGTCGGCGCTCGCGCCGATCGCCAAGGCGGCCGGCCTGGCGGACAATGCGGACGCCGCCGCCGTCCTGGCCGGCGTCCAGCAGCTCGCCAGCAAACAGGGCGGTACCGTCACCCAGCTGCAGAACGAGCTCGCCAACGTCACCCTGCAGCTCAATTCGCTGCAGGAGACCAGCAAGCGCAGGGACGCCGAAGCCTATGTCGACGGCGAGATCCGCGCCGGCCGGGTCGGCCTGAAGCCGGTGCGCGACGAGTATGTCTCGATCCACATGCAGGATCCCGCCCAGGCAAAGAAGCTGATCGAGGCGATGCCGATCCTGAACGGCGGGCCGACCATCAACCCGCGCGATCCTGCTCCCCAGGGCGACAACGAGAAGCCCGAGCTGCTCGCGCGCCGCGCCTCGCTCTACCAGCGCAAGCTGGCCGATGCGGGCGAGACCATCGATTTCGCGACGGCCGTCCTGGCCGTGAAGGAGGGCAAGGACAAATGAACCCGCTCCTGACCAAGAGCTACGAGGCCGCCGAGGATATCGTCGGCTATCGCATCATCGCCTTCGCCGATCCGGATGCGGGCACCACGGTCGGCCTGGCCGGCGCTGCGACCGATCCGCTGGTCGGCACGTCCGGCAAGTACGGCGCGGAAGCGGGCGAGATGGTCGACGTCGACAAGGTCGGCCTCGGTGCCGTCCAGCTCGGCGGCGCCGTCGACGCGGGCGACCCGCTGACCAGCGACGCCAGCGGCAAGGCGATCGCCGCGACCGAGGCGGGGCAGCGCATCATCGGCTTCGCCGAGGCGCCCGGCGTCGCCAACGACATCATCGACTATGCGATCGCGCCCGGCGTGCTCGCGGTTCCGGAGGCTTAATCCATGACCCAGCGTCCGTTCCAGGCGGATCCCGTGCTGACCGCGATCGCGATCGGCTACATGAATCCGCAGGCGTCCTACATCGCCGACATCGTGCTCCCTCGCTCCGACGTGGGCGGCGAGACCTTCAAGTACAGCACCTATCCGCTCGCCGAGGCATTCAATGTGCCGGATAGCCGAGTCGGCCGGCGTGGCCAGGTGCAGCAGGTCGAGTTCAGCGGCGACCAGGCCGAAGCGACGGTCGAGGACTTCGGCCTCGACACGCCGATCGTCGTATCCGACATCGAGGCCGCGCGCGCCGCGCGCGCCGCCGGCACCTCCAACTTCGATCCGGAAGCGCATTCGGTGATGATGCTCACCGACACGGTCATCAACTGCCGCGAGGTGCGCGTCGCGCAGAAGATCTTCAACGCGGGCACCTACGCGGCCGGCCGCAAGACCCTCCTCGCCGGCAACACCCAGTTCTCCGACTATGTGAACTCGGACCCGATCGGCGTGATCAACGCCGGCGCCGACGCCACGCTCGTCTTCCGGCCGAACCTCGGCATCATGGGCCGTCAGGTGTGGAGCAAGCTCAAGTCGCACCCGAAGATCGTCAACGCGGTCAAGGGCAACGTCACCAATCAGGGCAATGTCACGCTGGAGCAGTTCACCGAGCTGTTCGCG